GCCTCACGGCCCGGACCCGTTTAACGGGTGTCTTGCTGCAGAATCTGTGTTAACACACTGTCGAGTAAGAAGCCTCTACCCCGAAAGGATCGTCCCATGGCGACTTCACCACCTATTGGTCAATCAGACGAAACCCTTAACCAAGTTACCTATATCAAAACAGGTACTTCTTGGGACTGGATTTGGTCTGGCGGAGCCAGAGCCGAAGCTGAACATTATAATTTTGTTCATCGACGGTGGGGTGAAAATCGCTCTTTCAATCACCCTCGAATTAACGGTAAATATTTTACCGGTGGTCCTTGGATGATGTGGAAGTATGAAGAAACAATCGATGGTGATAACATCACCATGTACCGCTTAGGCTCATCAAGAGCCTTCACTGGTATCCTCACCCCGAACATGAGCCTCATACCCTCTTTTCCAGCGGTAACGATGGAAAGATTGCATTTGGACATGTTCAACTTGGGAGCTAAGGCTTATGCTGCTTTAAAACCAGCTAAACCTAACGTTGAGGGATTGTCCTTCTTTGTTGGTCTCAAAGACTATGTTCCTAAACTTAAGGCCACTCTTCAGGAAATTCGTCGGAAATCTCGAAAGGAAATCCGTCGTATCCAAAAGAAGAACCCCAAGTTTGGCGGGTTTGCAGCAGAGTTATACGTTGCGTATTACTTTGACTACAAGCCCTTCATGATGGACTTGCGTCGGTTTACCGAGGCGTTCATCAATGGGAAAAAGAACTTTGATCAACTATTAAGGGACGAGGGTAAAGGAATCAGGAGGAGCGTTACTCTTGAAGGTGAAAATCTTCAAAAGAACAACGACTCATTCGTGATGGAGACTAACTTTGGTGGTTGGAACCCTTATGTGGGCCCAATCCAAGTTACTCAATGTTACCCTCTTGGTTCTCATGGCATTTCCCAATTTTCTTCCGGTCATTCATCGAGGTCGTGGGCAGAAGGAAAGGCAAGGTACCTTTTACCTCCTGGACCACGCGATGAACAATGGAAAAAGGGAATCGCTCAACGTATGCTAGGATTGCGGATTATGTCCCCATCCCAGCTCTACGATATTATCCCATGGTCATGGCTTATGGATTATTTCACAGGCCTTGGCGATTTCATGTCCGCAGTTGACAATGGCGTAGCCGATTCCGTTTGGTTCGACTACGCTTATGTCATGCTCGAACAAGATTATTGGGTTAAGAACGATTTCTCCACTGTTTACTACTCTTCGAGTAGTGGTGGAGTGGGAATTGCCGGAACTCATCATCGCATTTCTCGCACCGTTAAGATGCGTGACTATGCAACTCCTTTCGGCTTTGGTCTGACATCACCTACAGACCATCAGATGTCTATTCTTGGCGCTTTAGGTTATTCATCTATCGCAAAAAGATAAGGACACCCCGTCGTGAGACGCGGAAAACTTTGGTGTTAAACAAAGTTCCCTTCGATGGAACATAGGAGATTTCCATGCTACCCGATCCAATGACTATCAACTACTTCGGTGACAAAGTGTTTGCTCGTCAAGGTACTTCAAATCCTGAAGTCCTTGGCCGCTTTCTCTATGCCCCGGACAATATTGAACTGACAGTTCGTCAGAACAAGACTGCCGCACGTTTTCGTCGCGAAATGCGATTCACCGTGCCGAAGATAGTTGAAGACCCCATTTCTGGGGTCTCGAAGGAAGTATCTGCTTCCTGCATTCTGGCCTTCGATGAGCCCCGTTTCGGTTTTTCCGACGCGGATTTGCTCAACTTGTGGTCCGGTTTGCTTGGCTTCACCAATCCTAGTGATGGTGAGAAGCTCAAACGAGTCATTGCTGGCGAAAACTAACGCCAGTATCGTGCATGGAACGGTCTCACCACACCTCGTAACATACGGAGGAAGTGATGAAAATACCGACCAGGCTCCTCAGGCGGGTCTTACTCGATGTAAGATTGCAGCCAGATCAACCCGTCGAACGCGATTACTTAGAAATAAGTAATCGTTATCAAAGAGAAGGGTGGGGTTTTCTTTCGATTACCTTACCCAGACTAGATGATGCTCTTCTAAAAGGGCTTTCATCCGGTCGCGTCTCACGTTCCGATTTCGAAGGTTTTAAACCTTGGAAAAGAGGAGGGAGTCTCCCTGCATTACTGCAAGGTTTCTTCAGACGTATCTTTGATGACAACGGTTGGTTATTGCCCGATCCTTGCATTGACTCTATCTATGCTATCAGACAGGTAACACGCCTCTTCAAAAAGGTCGTGCGCCCTTGCTCTGAAAAACGCATTTCAGAATCGTATGAAAGGTATCGAAACAATGACCAAGAAGTCTTCGAAATATGTCCTAGCAGCTGCAACAGCGATTTCGATCGTGTCTGCAGTCTTCTTTGGAGCCGACTCGAAAGTTTCTCAGAGCATCTTTTCGGTGCTCCAGGTTCTTTCGGGCCCGGCGCTACAGCCGAACGATTAAAACGGAATTCCCGTTTTGACGTTTCGGTGTGGCCAGAAAGAGCTTTGAGCTCTTTCCCTGTTCAAAGTCTTATTCTTCCTCGTGATGATTTCGATCTTTCGATTGATTTCATTTCTGAAGAGAACGAGACTCCCGTTAGGGTTGTACAGGTTCCGAAAACTTTGAAAGCTCCTAGAACGATATCAGTTGAGCCTAGTTATATGATGCTTATGCAGCAAAGTATCGCTAAGCCGTTGATGATGTTTTTGGAGGAGGTTACTCCTTACCAATGCATCCATTTTGTTGACCAATTCATCAACAAAGATCGCGCTAGGATTGGGTCCATTGATGGTAGCTTAGCTACCATAGATTTGAAGGACGCTAGTGACATGATCAGTAATGATCTTGTTAAGAGGGTCTTCCAGTCTTGCCCGACATTCCTGGATCTGATTCAGGACTGTAGGTCACAACGGGCTCAAATGCCTGATGGCTCGGTACTGGAGTTACGAAAATTCGCCTCTATGGGTTCAGCTTTATGCTTTCCAATAGAAGCAATGGTTTTCGCCAGTATCGTGGCTTATTCTATAATAAGCCAATCAGGTAGGCAACCGTCGCATGAGTCGTTGCTTCACGCAACTTCTCAATTTACTGTGTACGGCGATGATATCATCGTACCCAGTGAGACGGGTTCCGGTGTAGTAGCTTGCCTTGAGGCCTCTGGTCTCAAAGTTAACTATGACAAATCGTTCCTTTCAGGTCTCTTTAGAGAATCCTGTGGTGGCGACTATTACGCTGGTGTCGATGTGACACCTGTGTATTGTCGTCGGTGGGACGATACCGGTACACTACGTTCTCCTGACAATATTCTGTCGTATGTTTCACTCGCTAATCAGTTTTACCTGAAAGGCTTGTGGCACTCGGCCGAATATTTACGGACATTTGTTTCCTCTAAGGTCAAGGGTATTCCGTATGCTACCAATGATATTGGTATATTGCACTGGCGTTCTTTCTTTCGTAATACCAATTTGGTTTACGATAAGAATTTACACTCGTACAAATGCAAAGGGATTTCCTTTAAACCAAAGTACGACACAAATGATTCGCCAAAGACGATGCAGGGCATCATGCTCCGAGCATTTGGTCCCGGTTTTCACCGAGACTACGTGCGAAGGTTACGTGATAATCTCTGCTCTGGACGGCCTGGGAGAAGAGTTTCATATGATTATATGACTCTTCCTCAACCCTTTCCTAGTCGTCTTTCTCATCTTGAGCACTTAGTTTGTGCCCAGGCTGAAGATACGAACCGTAGTGTGAGGAGTTACGCCCTCAGATCTAAGCGTAACTGGACGGCTTCACCAGCCGGATTGGTTTTCTAAACCAATTACAGGGAGAGCAGT